GATGACCTCTATGCCAGTGGCGATAAAGCCACCCATCACCGCATCAAACAAGCCGAACGGGCGCTGTGTGCGTCTGAGCTGTGGGGGCGATTGGTGCAACACGCCAAAGCCAACCACGCCATTGCTCGATCTGGCGTGTCTCAGCCCAGTGGCGCAACCTCCAACCAACAGAAGGCCGCTCACTGGCGTTCGGTTGCATGGGGCTATTTTCGTGAGTTGGGGTTTGATGAGCACGCGGGGTTCAGTGTGGGTGTGGTGGAAACCGAGGCGTTCACGGGGAGCCGAGCATGAGCCGTGTTGAATCCACACGTTGGGATAATAAGCTGAAAGAAGCCCGTGCGGGTCTCCGTGCGGGCTTGAAACGCTTGGCTATCAGCGTCGATAAGGAGCAGACCGATCTGCTGCGTGGCGGTGAATTGGCCGGTGATTATCCTATTCCAGTGCGGACTGGCAATTTATTGCAGGGGCATTATTGGGCGTTAAACCCAAATCCATCAGCATTGGTTGGAGAGGTTGGCAACACCGCCGCTTACGCCATTGCGGTTCACGATGGTGGCGGCAACAACAGCGCCCACGGCGAACGTCCGTTTTTATCCGATGCGGTGGCGGCTGTTGACGCAGCGAAAACGGTGGCGGGTGAAGTTCGAAGGGAGTTGACATGAGCTTGCAAGACTTTCACGCGGGATTAAAAGAGCGTTTGCTGGCTGATCAGGCGCTGAATGACTTTGTCGTGGCGGAGTTTGGCCGGTCGTTATCGTGGCTGGATGGCAACCTGCCCATTGATCAAATCAACGAATCGGAATATCCGGTTATTTTATGCGATGTGGGGGATGGCGACACCGAGGTGGCGACACTGAAGGGAGACACCAATCAAGTGGGGTCTCAGTTGTTGTTGGGGGTGATTTTTTATCACACCGATCCGGCGGCGGCTTTTTCCATTCGCACTCAAATGATCAGCCTAATGAATCGCGCCCTCTTGCGTGATCCAAAATTGAATTCACGGGTTTTAATCTGCCGCATGACCAAGTTCTCTGGTGATCGAGGCGCAGCCCACCCTTATTTTTTAACCAATTTCACCGTCGAAGCGACCTATTTCGAATCGGCAAATTAGGAGAAGAGCATGGCAAGTGCAGCATTTTCACCTCACGGCACGTTATTAAAGCGCGGTGATGGCGCAGCAACCGAGGTGTTTGCCGAGATTGCAGAGCTAACCACCATCGGTGCGATTGGGGGCGAGAAATCCCCCATTGCAGCCAACCATCACGGCAGCAACGTGGAAGAGTGGGCCCCCGCGACAATGGAGAAGCTCGGGACGCTGGAGATCTCCGGTAATTTTATCGGTTCCGATGCTCAGCAAAACGGATTGGATGCGGATTACACCAGTGGCGTGAAGCGTAATTTTGAGCTGGTTTTAACCGATGTTGGCAACACCGTCATGTCCGGTGCCGCCATCGTCACGGCGTTTAAAATCGGCTCTTTTGACGCGGGTGAAAATGTACTCACGTTCACCGCGACGCTGCAAGTCACCACCAAATTTGTTTAGTGGATAAACCATGAATAAAGAAGATTTTTTTAAAAAGGCGCGCCTTGCTCGGCGTGTTGAAGAAAAAACAATTACCGGATTTGATCTGGTCAAGATTCAAGAGTTAACCGCAGGGGAGCGGGACGAGTACCTACACCGTATGCAAGAGGTTTCAGAGCTTAATAAGCAGATCGGCTCTATTGCTGATGATGATGTTGATGCGATCCTATCAAAATCAAAAGAAATTAATGACGCGGCAGATGCTTGCAATGCGTGGTTAATGGCAAAAACACTGCTGGATGATGAAGGTGTGCGGATTTTCTCAGAAGAAGAGAGTGACGACATTCTTGACCTGAAATATTCGATGGGTATCGGTATTTTTAACGACATTGTTAATGGTTGTTTGGCGGTCAGTGGTCTGGGATTAAGCAGCGAAGCAGAAACAAAAAAAAACTAATTGAACACCCTGAGCTGCTGTTTTTAATTCGCTGTGGTTTGGTGCTCGGCAAGCTGCCATCTGAAATGATGGCGGTGGGTGCCACAGACATCGCATGGCTCAAGGCGTTTAATGAATTCGAACCCTTTGGTCAGCAACAGGACCATTGGCAGACAGGTTTGATTTGCTCTGTGTTATCAAATATCAATCGCCCGCGCGGAAGTGCGCCAGCAAAGCCAGAAGATTTTATGCCAAAACGCCCCACAGCACCACAGTCAGCCGCCGAAGTTAAAGCGGTCTTAAACAGCGTAGGAGTTCGACCAGGTGGGTAAAATTGTTTCGCGTCTCAGAGTTATTCTCGACGCTCGAACAGATCAGTTTGAGAAGAAGCTGGGTGGCTCCCAAAAAGTTTTAAAAGGTTGGCAAAAAGAGGCAAAAGCGGGGTTTAAATCCGTTGGCCGTGCGGCCACTGGCTTGACGGCTCAGCTTGGCATTGCTGCTGGCGTATTGGGCTTGGGTGCGATGGTTAAATCATCTTTAAACTCGATTGATGCCCAAGCCAAATTTGCGGACAAGATTGGGGTAAGCACTCTGGCCTTAGGTGGTCTGCACCACGCCGCCGAACTGACCGGTGTTAGCACAAGGGATATGAACCTTGGCTTGCAGCGGATGACGCGCCGCGTTGCTGAGGCTGCCCGTGGCACTGGCGCGGCTCAAAAAGCCATTAAAGAATTGGGTCTGGATGCTAAACGTCTCGCCTCTCTTCGGCCAGACGAGCAGTTTAGGGCGATTGCGGAAAGCATGAGTGAAGTGGGTAGCCGATCAGATCAAGTGCGGTTGGCTTTCGCGGTGTTTGATGCTGGCGGCGTTGGCTTGCTCAATACGATGGACGCGGGCGCTGAAGGCATTAAAAAAATGCAGAACGAGGCCGTGCTATTGGGTTCTGCTGTTTCACGAATTGATGCCGCAAAAATAGAAGCCGCAAACGACGCTCTGTTTAGAAGCAGTCAGGTTTTCAAGGGGTTTGCAAATCAACTCACCGTTGGCTTAGCGCCCTTTATTGAATCCGCTGCCAAAGAGTTTGTTGGGTTGGCTGGGCAGAATGGCGGCATGGCTATTTCGTTTGTTAACGGCATTGAGACAGTGGCGAAATCGGTGGCGTTTCTGGCCGATGTTTGGCACGGATTAAAAGTGGTTGTGAAAGGTGTTGAAGTGGTGGTTAGCGGGGTTTTATCCGCCATTGTGACGATGGTTGATTGGGTTAACCGCGCTTTCTGGGCAATGATTAATGGCATTGTGCAGGGGTTTATCAATTACATTACCTTGCCGATTCGGTTGTTGGCACCGTTCAACGATCAAGCCGCCAAAATGCTGGAGAAAGTGGAGGCGTTCAAAGATGCTTCCAGAAAGATGTACGAGCCATCCAAGGCGATGACGGACATTGCTCAGGAGGCCAGAAACGCCACCGCCGGTCTAGTTGACCAGATGGGGGTGATGGCGATGCAGGAGACCAACTTAAAGAAAGTTGAGAGGGTTGTTAAATCAATTAAGGATAACGTACAAAAAACAGCCGAAGAAACGGCTAGATTAAAAAACAATCAAGCGGGTGGCTCAAGCGGGAGCGCAGGCTTCGAGCCAAACGCCGCCGAATTGGCGTTGGCCGAGAAAAAACAGCAGAAAATACAAGCCGATTTAATGGCTCTCGAACAGTCGCTAATGACTGAGCGGGATCTGATCAGCCTCCACTACTCAGAGCAATTATTGCAAGTTGAGGGCTTGATGGACAGCAAGGCCATTACGCTCGAACAACGTAATGGCTTTATCGAACAACTGACCACAAAACACGAAGATAAATTAACGCAACTGGCCAATAAAGGAGCCAGTGACCGAGCTAAATTTGAAGCGATGACCGCCGGGCAAAAAACCAAAAGCGTCTTAGGTCAGATGATCTCCCTAACCGCAGGCGTGGCGCAGGAAAACCGCACCATGTTTGAGGTCAACAAAGCCGCTGCGACCGCCAACGCCATCGTCAACACCCATAAAGGTGTTTCAGTAGCGTGGGGGATGGGGCCGATCCTTGGCCCTGTGATGGCAGGGATCACCTTGGCTGCGGGTTTGGCGCAAGTGAACGCCATTCAAAGCACCTCTTTTGGTGGCGGTGGCAGCGCCCCCAGCGTGTCGGGCGGTGGCGGTGGTGGAGCCAGCACCGTTAACACACTCCCCGCAACACCCTCAGCAGCGGCCAACATTCAACCCGTTGCTGAAAGTCGCGCCAATGAATCACAACGATCTCAAGGCCTGACCATCTATGTTCAAGCAGAAAATCTGTATGGCCAAGAAGACTTTGCCAATGCCGTGGCGGATGCGGTGAAAGAAGCCGATGGGCGGGATATTCAAATGTTTGTGCCAGGCTCCCGCAACTTGGGGATGGCCAATGCCTAGTGTGATCTACGTTGCCAAGCGCGACTTAATGACCGGCCACACACTGGGAACGGTTTACGGCAAAAATTTCTTTGTCGATCAAAACGACCGACTGCCAAAACGCAAAGCCACCGAACACAAAGCCATCGACGGCACTGTTGAGACGGTTTTTGCTCACCGCTCGATTGAGTGGCGCATCAAATCCCCACCCACCCCCATCGACCAGCTCGATCAGTGGCGCGAGTTTGCCGCCTCTGTGGCCGATGGCACCCCCTTTATTTATGACCCCTATGGCGACTCAGCAATCCCCGTACAGCAGACCAATGTGGTGATTGTTGGGGACGTAAAAGAGAGCCGTCACAGTGATTTTGGCTACGCCATTATTTCATTTACCGTTTTGGAGCAGTAATGAGAACCGACACAGGTGCGTTTTTTGACGCAAACAACGCCGTAAGCAAATCACCGCGCTGGACGGTTGTGATCTCGTTCGACGATGCCCACACCGACCAGATGGCCATCACCAGCCATGCCGATGGTGTTGGGCCGACCGGTGTGCCGATCTTTACAGGTCGCCTTGTTGACTTGTCGCTCTCCAGTCAAAAACTCAATCCTGATAAAGCGATGGCCTCCATCGGCGTTGGCCCCTTTTCGGTGCTGGAAAAAAGCGGCGATGTCTCGGCGCTGATTAAAACCAAGCTACTGGCAGGCATGGGGCTGCGTAAAAAGCGCGTGCAGATTTACAAAGGCTTCGAAAACTTTTCGTGGGTGCAGTATCAACTGCGCATGACCACTTTGATTGATAAAGAGATCAGCCACCACAATGGGGTGACCAAATTCAGCACAGCAGACATTCAGCGGTTTGTTGATGAAACGATCTTTCCGACCCGTCAAAGCTTTCTGCTTGAATCGCTCACTGAAGATCAGAGCTACATTAAACTGGCCACCGGAGACCTGACCTTATTTCCAGTTGTGGCACACGACAGCAGCTACAGCGACCGCCCCAACGCTTCAGTGGCCTACGTTAAAATTGGCAAGGATGCTGGGTGTGAGGTGATTGCCTGTGGCGCTCAGGTGATCGACCCAACGCACGGCATGATCCTGCCGGTTTTGGAGCGCGGTGCGCTGAACACAGGGCCGACTCCAGGCGTGGGGTACGCTCATACGGTGGACATCAACAAGCCGGTTGATCGTCGGCCAGCGGTGAAAGAGTGGGTTTATTTGGAGGGCGCAGCCCCCAAGTTGGCGCGTGACATGTTGACCGGTGGCGGCTATTTGCCAAGCCATTGGCATCTTGGCATTGCCGCTGAGTTTGTCCGTGACAGTGATTTTACCGGCATCGGTGCTGATTGGTGGGACACAGCAACAAACAAGGGTAAAACACTCAGCTTTCAGGGTCTAAACAAAGTTCGTGGTAAGCAGTTTATTGAAGAGCAGCTCATGCTTTGGCTTGGCGCATTTATGCCGGTTTACGCCGATGGTGCGTTGGGTATAAAGCGCCTTTCTCGATTGTTAAGCAACTCCAGTTACGTTGCCACGCTGGATAAAAGCAATATTAAAGTGGGTTATCAGGCGTTGCGTCACAATCAAGATGATGTGATTAATGAAATTGATTTCCTTTGGAATTGGAACAACCGGAAAGACGATTTCACTAAGTTTGATCGGGTGGATGATTTCGCCTCAAAGGCGCTGCATAAAAAAGCCCGCAGCCGGACGCTGAAATTTCGAGGCGTTCACACCGGCCTGCACACCATGAACGATCTGGTGGGGATGTTTAATGGCTTGCGTGACCGCTACTCCAACCCGCCTAAAAAGATCTCTCTGCCCTTAAAGCCCAGCATGAACGTGCTGGAAATTGGCGATCCCGTGCGTTTGGTTGCGGATCAGATCCTTGATTACACCAGCTCAGCCGCCAACCCCATCAGCATTGACTCTGTTTTTGAAGTGCAGCAGATAAAAGAGAAAATGGATGGCTCTATTACCGTGGATCTGTTTGGCAGTTCGGGTAATGTGGAGCCGTTGAAATACAGCAACGACACCGTGGTGATGGACGATGTTTTTTATGATCAAGGCACCGATCTCACCACGGTTTTAACCGTTGTTAATGGGGAAATAACGGCCGACGGTCATCTGGCCGGTGCGGCTGATGCAAATAATGCGATCTATCATTACAACCTTGGGGATTTGCGTTTAAACCCCGGCGTGACGATCACCTTTGATAAAAACATTAGGGTTTTGGTTAAAGGATTTTTCACTGTTGATGGTGTTTTTGATGGCAGTGGTGGTGGTTTGGTTGGGACAGCAGGAGCAACTAAAAGAACCGACATAGCGCTTTGGGTTTACAGCGTCGATTACACCTCTGGGACAAGCGGATTAGGTAAAACACAGGCTCAGGGGTCACTCGGAGTTAATGTTGTCGGTGGTCAAGAATACACCCTATATTCAGCGCCCGTATTCGGTGGATTAAATGAAATTCCATTTTTTAGCGTTACTAATAATGGAGCGACATTGGATGGATTACCCAGCACTCTCATGGGTAGTGGTGGTGGTGGTGGCGGCATCGTAACAACCACGGGCAATACGACAACCCCCAGCGTTACATTGGCTGTTGGGGGGGCGGGAGGCCAAGGCGGTTCCAGCGTCCAAGGCATCTCTAGAGGATTATCTGTGGGGGCAAGCGGGCGATTTATCACGAATGGATTGGCCGGTTCCCCAGGAGCGTTGTATGCCGCTGGCAACTCATATGGTGGAGCTGGAGCCAGCGGCCATCCTGGGGGGATCTGGTGGGGGCTGGATGGCAATCATCCCCTGCCCGATATTTTCGGAGCGGCATCGTGCAATTTAGCGGCTAATGGTGCCATCGGCACTCTGGTAACTGAACCGTTGATTAATGCCAGAATTTATTCAGCAGCAGAAAAACCGACCAGCTCTGGCTATGTTGGATTTCCGGCTATTGGCGATGTGTCGGATGCAGACAAGCGTGATGTCTGTGTGCGTGTTCAGTACCTCCCGCCGTCGATCACAGCGACATTAGAACAGCCCGCGCTAACACACCAACTGTCCGCACCCACAGGGCTTGCGGTCTCGACCAGCTCAGAACCGGCAACCATCGGAGCCAACACCGCACTGGAGCGCGTGTTGGTTGTTTGGGATGGTGTGACAGATCAGCGCCTTGATGCGTATCAGATCCACTTTCGGCGCTCTGGTGTGAGTGCCGCTTGGACCAGCGCAGGGATCATCCAAGCTGAGGCAGGCAGTGAGCGTCTGTTGCTAGACGGTGAGCAAGGGGTGTTGTACGACTTCCGCATCCGGTCGCTCTCTCTCGATGGCCCAAAGGGCAACAGCGGATGGTCGGCAACGGTCAGTTATCGCCCGCCGGTTTTGCCGCCACAAGTGAATTGGTCGAATCAGATTAGTGGGGTTAGTAAGCCTGCTGATGGGGCTACGGTGGGGGCTGTGTGGGGTGTTGATGTGTCTGGTGTTGATACCGGCGCTGTTTCTTCGTCTGGCTCAAAAAGTTACGATTTTCCGAACATTAAATCGCTGGGACACTGGCTACCAACCCCCGGAAATATTGTGTCACCAACGTGGGGAACCGGTGCCGACACAAACATCACCGGAGGTGGCTATCTAGCGGCCTCTGGAGGGCGATGCTGGCTCGTACACGCTGAAAAAATACCCGTATCAAACGATCTAATAGAGCTGGAGGTTGGAGTCAAATTTATTGGCGGGGGTCAGATGTCCTGCGGCTGGTTTGGTTATGACTCAGACGGCAACTATGTTAATTCGTATGGATTAAATGATTATGGGTCGATGTATTACCATGCTGCGGATTTCGTGTCGGGCAGTGGCTGGGCTGTGTTCCGAGGCTACACAAAAGGCCGTGGAACAACAACCGGAACAACCGGCTCCGGAACATTGTCAAGCCCCGGCCAGCTTCACCCCAGCGTTGCTTTTATATCTCCGGTGATAGTTCTAAATTACATCAATGATCCGGGTGTAACAGTGTTGAATTTTGTTCGGCACAGAGTGATTCAAACAGCAGCGGAAACGCCGTACTCTGACGGTCAAACGATTGACGCATTACAACCCGCAGAAGCCAATGCCGGAGATAATCAAAACGTAGATTGGACAGCCCCCGCATTAGCTGCAAAAGAACCCGCGCAAGCCGGAGCAGATGTGACCGGAACAAATGTGGCGCTTGGTGCTGATACTGGATCTGTTGGCGCAAGCGCAAAACGCATATTCGTTAATCCGGCATCCGGCGAGCTTGAGGTTTGGTCTGGGGCGCAGCTTATTGAGTCAATGGGTATCAGTACAGTCGGTGTTGACACCATAATCCATAAGATTTTATCGACAACTCAGGGTGTGATAGGTCTCGATGTTTCGACATCTGGACACGCAATCAGAGGAGCATCGTCACTCGGCGTTGCTGGAGATTTTGTCGGCTCAAATGACTCTGCGATCCGCGCAACATCAAGTACGTCTTTTGAGTCGATGAGGGTTGAAAATACAGGGAATGGAACAGGTGTTTTATCAACAACTCAGGGCGCTGGCCACGCTGTTGTTGGGAGTGCTCAGGGCGGCGGCGCGGCTTTTTACGCCCAATCAGGTGCATACCTTCCCTTTACCGGCGCTCACGAGGTGTTGATAAAAAACGGCACTGTGTTGGCGGCAGGTGATGTTGTTTGTCTTGGTGATAAATTCGCATTCAGTGGGTTGTCGGACTTTATATCTGTTGGGCGCATAGCGCGTGGGCATCGTGATTTTGCTTACGGCGTTATCACCGGCATTGCGGATATTTCAACGATCCCCGAAGAGCAAGTGGCGGCCCTCAAAGGCGCGACCGATCAACAGATATTCGACCTGATTGGCAATTACCGTGTGGCGACCGTCAACGCCGTGGGCGAAGGCCTGATCCCTGTTTGCGATGAAACAGGCCAACTTAAACAGGGAGATCTGTTGATGACCTCAAAATCCCATCCCAAGCGACTCTGTAAACAAGTTACGCGAAGAGGGCGCGCCGATCACTCAATCCGCAACTACACCGTGGCACAGGTCGAGGATGTAACAGTGCAATTTGACTCTAATGGGTTCGCCCTCGCTGCCGTGACCTACAAACGAGGCTAACCGATGCCCGCTGCCGGATACGCCAAAACCGCCACCTTAACGATCCCCGCAGGATCGGTGGCCAGCGACCAGATTAACTTCAAGCTGCCGGTCTTGATCACCGCCGATGCCGTTTTGGCGGCCACGGCGAGAGCGGATGGATTTGATATTCTGCCCACGCTGCTCGATGGCACGGTGCTCGATTTTGAGCGCCAACGGTACAACCCCGCCACGGGCGAACTACTGCTGTTCGTCAATCTGCCCGCCTTCCTCTCGGCCACCGACACCGTTATTGAGATCAATATCGGCAACGCCGCCGCGCCCGATCAACAAAACTCCGCCCTGACTTACGCCGACAGCACGATTGTCATGCACGGTGATGGTGTAACGCTGCACGACTCCAGCCCAGCGGCTACGGACGGCGTGATGAGTGCCGGAGCGATTGCGGCACCGGCCACACCATCACCGCTCGGAACGGGTGTGAATCTCGATGGCTCTCAAGGCATCGGATTTGATGGCGCACGATTTATCCCCACTCTCTACACCGCCTCTTTTTGGTATATGGACGTTACCGCAGCAGGCACCTTTATCAACATGACCGGCCCCACGCTGGGCAATGAAGATATTCTGAGATTTGAGGATAAAGGCGGTTGGTCAGGTAAGACCGATTGGGGCGCATCGTTTGCGGGTATCGCCAACACGTTGGCGGGGGCGCATCGCATCGCCATTTCATACAATGACGCGACCGGCGACCTAACGCTCTATCAAGACGGCGTGCAAGAGATTGTGGCCAACGGTGCGCCGATTCCTGCGGGTACCCAAGCGGCGTTTGCTTATTTTGGGATGCGTGCTGGGGATTCCAAGTGGACGGCGATGGACATTGCCGAGATCCGCGTTACCGATTACGAAACCAGTATTGATCTTGAAGCGGCTTATTTTGCGGCTGAATCCAACCCAAGCGCATTCTATTCACTCTCGGCGTGGGTCGATAACAGCACTGCTGTCTCTCACTCGCTCAGTGACGGCGTGCAAACGGGGTCGCTCTCAACGGTCGCCGCCAGCGTTGGAACCGCTCATGCGCTTTCTGGCGCGGGTTTGTTGGGTGCGCTTTCTCTGACAACGGCGCTGGCTGGATCAACGCATGTCCTGAGTGGCGCAGCGCAAGCGGGTGTCTTGGCGATCAACAGCGCCACGGTGACCACAAGCAGCGCGTTATCGTCGGCCAACAGCAGGGGATTGTTGGCCGCCAACAGCGGCACCATTGGCAGCCAACACCGGCTCAGTTCGGGCAGCGCCACCGGATCACTGGCATTAACAGCCTCGTCGATTGGCACACAGCACGTCTTATTAGCGGCCACCACCCAAGGCTCGGCGACATTAACAGCCGCTGTTGTTGGCACCCAACAGAGCCTGAGCAGTGCGCTTAATATCGGGGCATTAAGCCGCCTCGATGGCCAGCAAACCCCAAGCCACGCTCTCAGTGCAGTTGCTGCACGCGGGTCTCTCGCTCAATTAAGCGCCACGCTATCCACCTCGATGAGATTGTCTGACGGGGTTCAGCGCGGCGGGGTCTCTTTGACGGCTGCCACTATTGGCAGCCAACACCGGCTCAGCAGCGCGATTACTCAAGGGGCATTAAGCCTGCTTGACGGCGTTCAACTGCCAACCCATGCGCTAACCGATGCGGACAGCATCGGCGCGGTGAGCCTGATAATCACCCCCATCAGCAGTCAACACAGGCTGAGTTCCGCTCTGTCTGTTGGTATTATCAGCATCACTCACGGATCAATGAACCCCGCGCCAGAGGGCGCTGGGATTGCTCAACATCAACCGACTCGATACGGCCTAAAGCATCAAGTCGATCACTTAACCGTTACTCACCAACAAACCCATTACGAGGCTCAACATGGCTGATCAAAGCGTTTTCAAACAAGGGCTGGAATCAGCCAAAACCAACGGCACACAACTTTTTCTTTGTGAAGGCATCCCTGCGGATTATACCGCTGCCAGTGCCGCCAGTGGGGGCAACAACGTCAGTGGCGCAGGCCGGACGATGGTGGCGGGTGACCTGACTTACGTTGTCAACGCGACGAACAACGGTTTTGATGTCGTCATCGCGGCAGCCAACAACATCGCCACGGTGGCCATCACCACCACGGGCGGGGCGTTGAAGTGGGCGTGGTGTGATCCAACCAACTCTGTTTTGATTCAGGTGTTTGATGCGGGTAGCAGTGAAATTCTGACTGCGGGTAACCCGATCCATCTGCCCACACCGTTGCAGTTGGGATTGGGGGCAGCCGGTGGCCATGAGAATGTGCATAAAAGTGGCTTGGATTATCTGATTGCCAACGGCTCGATCTGCTACGTCTGCCACACTCAACCGACGACCTACACCGAGGCTGCCACCACGTTCAACCTCTCTGGGGCGGGTCGTTCTCTGGCTCCAACGGACTACGCCTACGCAGCCAACGGGGCGGGATGGGATGTGGTCATCCCTGCGGCCACCGCTGCGGCCACGGCTACGGCAGACAACGCCGCACCGGATCTTTGGTATGCCATCGTTAATCCAGCGTTGAGTGAGTTGCTGTGGGTGTTTAATGAGACCAGTGATCAGGCCATTGTCAACGGTCGGGATCTGGACTACGGCGCATTGACTGCCGGTTATGCGGGGTAAGTTATGGATACGGTACGGTTTTTCCCGACTCGGGATAACATCAGCGACACAGTGACCCTTTCGGACAGCGGCAACACCTTCACTGATCTTTCGTGGGTGACGCGCTGCAAGATCATTCTCGATGGTACTGGCACCACGCCTGAGATCGACAGCAGCGCGACTCCAGCGGTGTTCGATTGGACAACCAACAGCGCCCAGAAGCAGATGGTTCTAAAGATCGGCTTGAGTGCGTTGCCGATGGGCAGTTGGGATGCGCGCCTGGTGATCTACGGCAGCAACACGCCGAACGGTCGGCCATTTGGCGAGGTGTTTAAGTTGGTGGGTGAGTCGGAGGTCTGATTGAATTTATTTATTTATTTTATTTTGTTTTGTGTTGACAATTCATTGATCCATTGCTATAGTTCAACACATGGAAGGCGCAGTTGCTAACCACCGATTCAGCGGGACTGAGACTAGAGGGTAAGAACATGAAATCAATCAACGATATGAAATGGATTATGACATCAGCGTGGGGGTTTGTTAAAACCGACGGGATGTCGCTAAGCTCCGCTCTGAAGCAGGCATGGAAAGAATACAAGGCTCTGATTTCACAGCCCGCTTTTGTTGAAGTTGTTTTTAGTGCAGCAGATCAGATGGCTTTGTCTGAAAAAAACGGATGGGCTGACGATGAAGACGATGGTGTGACCAGCAGCAAAGCAAATTTTGTTTGCAGTCAATGCAGCTCGTGCAGGGATTGGACAACGCACTGTATTATGGGGATGGATGCAGGGTTTCTTGAGTCTGACGGAACCTGTTTTGATTATGAGAAAGGGTCTTTCGGTGACAACTTCTCGGCAATTGTCGGCACTGCTTGCGGAATTGTCGAAATGAGCGACAACGAAATGGACTTGTATCTCTAATGAAAAAAATATCACAAGAAAAACTGAAAGAGTTTCGAAAAATAGCCAAATTTTTTGGCGGAAAGTCTCTAACTGGAACTGCAAGGCAAAAGTCTTGGGCGGAAGAAGTCAGGAGCGACTTTCTTAAGTCTGATTGTGTCTCTGATGAATCCAAGACTGAATTCATCGGCCTTGGCGGTAAAGTTAATGGTTCTAAATTCTGGATTGAAAACCGCTTATTATCGCCAACCCTCTTTGTTGCTGAACTCTATCAGTCAGAGATCGACGGTCTTGAAGAGATTGAGTGTCAGCACTGGGATTTTCTTGTCGCAACGAATCCAACGGGCGAAAAGAACCGCCGTCGCGACATGATCCGTGATTATATTGAGTCCTGCACATTCAAATTCAGCAGCGAGCTTGCGGAAGAATGAAGTTAAGAGGGTATCAATCAGAGCTTGTCGAGCTGTCGGCAGGCTCAGATAACGTGCTGATTCAAGCCGACACCGGCTCAGGAAAAACACCTGTTTTGGCAACCATTGCGTCTCAAGGCCACTATGTTATAGCGGTTGCCCACAGAAATATTCTTGTCAAACAGCTATCAAAAACACTCGCTCGAATGGGCGTTGGCCATACTGTTTTAGCAGCAAAATCAACGGTTCGTGGCTGCATTGTCGAGCATCGAAGACTTGGTTTGAGTGAGATTTACACTCTTTCGTCCCAACATGTACAAGTCGCGTCTATCGACACGCTTCTATCACGACACAGACGCGGAACGCTTGGTCTTGATGTTGATGTTGATGTTGATGAAGAATGGCTGATATTGGTTGACGAAGCGCACCACATGATTGACGCGAACAAGTGGGGGTCACTTACCAAGATCTTTAAAAACAGTCGCGTCATTGGCTTCACGGCTACGCCATGCAGGCTTGATGGAGAGAGCCTTTCGTCAAAAAAAGGCGGGGTGTTTGATCGCTTGATTCAGGCATCAGAGCTTAAAAAAGACAGCGTTAAAAAACTGATAGAAAAAGGCTATCTGTCTGACTTCAAGGCCTATTCAGTGCCAGAGATAATCGACGACGGCGCACTTAAGCTAGGGAGCCACGACTACACATACAAAAGCCTCTCTACTGAAACGGGAAAAGTGGTCTTTGAGATGGCCGGTGACGCAATCAAGCACTATAAGAGGCTTGCAGATGGAAAGCAGGCTCTGGCCTTTTGCGTTTCGATTGAGATAGCGAAAAAGAGCGCAGAGTCGTTCAGAGATGCGGGGATACCCAGCGCAGCAATCCATTCAAAGTTAAGCCAAAATGAATCAAATCGAATTTTTGACTTGTTTGAACGGCGCGTAATAAAGGTGCTTTTTAATGTCGATATGATCGGAGAGGGGGTTGATGTTCCGGCAATTGAGGCGCTTATAATGATGAGAAAGACCGCCTCTTTTGCGCTCTACCGGCAGTGGATAGGGCGATCATTGAGGCCAGAACAGAGCAAACCCCATGCAATTTTGATTGATCATGTTGGCAATATACGGACTCACGGACTCCCTGATGAGCACGTTGAGTGGAATCTTGAAAACCCTCCCAAACAAGTTAAATCAAACTTAAATCCATGCCCAAAGTGTTCTTTTCTGGTCAAGGCGTGGACGGACTACTGCCCAGAGTGCGGTGAGGATCTTCGCAAATCAAACGCATACAGCGCATCTGATGTGAAATACATCAACTACGCCTTGGTCGAGATAGAGCGCCGGAAAATAGCCGAGGGTGTTAAAAAGTCCGCTCGTGAAAAAGAGCTTAGAGATAACCTGCAAATTTTATCAGAAAGAACCAGTGGCTTTGGCGCTCTAAAAAAGAGCGTTCACAAAGTAAAGCGATGGGTAGCTGATGTTTTGCAATCTGATGGAGTATCCGTCTACGATCTAAACCGTTTTTTCACAGCTGAGAGCGACACTGGCTTCTGGATTCAGAATTTCACTTTCGCAGACATTAATAACAACAAAGAAAAGCCAAAAAAGGTGTATCAAAAATGGCTAAGATCAAAATAAACAACGGCAGTGCGCTGGATTTCCCTGTTGATTGCAACCTTATCTTCACTGATCCTCCGTTTGAAATGGACGGTGAAGAATTGGCCAAGGTGTTTAACCGCATTGAATGCGACCACTTGTTTTTGCTCTCAACAATGAAGCAGTTTATTGAGCTGCTTCATTCATCAAACTGGACTCTAAACTTCGATCTTGTTTTAGATACAGTGACACCAAAGAAAAGCAAAAGCATTCATCAGCCAAATTACACGCACGTCAACGGCTTTTATTTAACGCGCAATGGAGCCAAGTCGATCTTCAGTCGTAAGTTAAGACAGCGATCTGACACGTTCGACAACAACGGCTACTGGCCATCCATCGTGCGTGCGCCAAGGGAGCGCCTGGGTGATCATGGGATGGCAAAAAACGAACAGGCGGTGGTTGATATTATCGGCAGCTTCAAAGCGGATCATGTTTACGACTGCTTTGCTGGCAGCGGAACAACGGGTTTTGCGTGTGTTGAATTAAACAAGCAATGCACTCTTACAGAGATCGACAATAATCTCTATTCAAAAATGGTTAAAAACTTTGGGTTTTTCTTATGAAAAATAGCATAGTCACAATCGAGAATGACGGGCAAATCGTTCAGAGAACAAATTATTACGAGACAGAGCAAGCCAAGCGGGGCGAATTCTATCTCACTTGGAACGCCGGTTGTGGTCGCCTTCTTATCCCCGATTCTCATCGTCACTTTATCTCAGACATGAAGTGCAACCACTGTCTAGTAACTAATAAAGATATTGGGATAGAGATCCTGTTTGACGACGGAACCGACCACCCTTTTCGGCTTATGATCTCGCATGAGCAGAATGATAGAAAAATTGAGGCAGGAGAATGCTTGTTGTCTGTTTATGTGCGCATGGGAGAGAAGTATCAGTATCCATGTAAGTGCGTCATAGAACACGGCAACACAGGCAACCAAAACGCCAAAAAAGAACAGGTGAAATCCTCACAAATCCAAATGAGGATTGATAGCCGAGAAAAGGCCGCTTACGTCAAACAAGCGCAGCGTGATGGTAAAAAGCTCACAAACTGGCTTTTTGATCTTGCCAACGCCGCATTGGATGACGATTTAAAGAAATGAATGACCTTAAATTAACCCCATTCGGACGACAATCAGACCCAAAGTAAGGCAGTATTATTGTTTGATGATATTGCTCTGTTTGGGGCGGGATTGGGGGTATTTAATGCTGAGTGAATACATGGCCGCAAAAGCCATTCAGGGCGCGGCAGGGGCAATGGGCGCGGCATCCGCGATGGTCTTTCTGTCAACAACGGGGACGCTTGATTTGATCAGTCGCCTTTTCCTTGGGTTTTATTTGGCCTTAATCGCTACCCCACACACCATGACGATGCTGGGCATGGAGCCGGATACCGACAACATCCTCTTGATTGGGGGCAGCATCGGCTTTGTTTCGTGGTTCGTTTTGGGTTTGGCTGCCGATTACCTCAACAAGCTGAAAGAACGAGGCGGATTAATGGCGCTTATCAAGGATTGGAGAGGCGATAAATGAACGATATTATGCTGGTTTTGTTGCCCCTGATTGTTTTAGGCATTTTTGTTTTAATGTCACAGCACCACAAAAAGCTGCCCATGACCCAACGTCTGGGGTGGGGGTTGATCTCTCTTGGCCTGCTGGGTGAGTTCGTTTTGCGGATTGATCCGGGATCCGGCCTGCTCTGGATGTGTGTGTTGAAAGATTTCGGGGTGATGGTGTTGGTTTCGAGAGTGCTGTTTTTGATGGCCATTGGCCGAACGTGCTACAAGGGCGGCATGAAGCCAACCCCTTTATCCAATATGAAGAATTAATGGTTGGCGGTGGTTCGTTCCAAATTGGAACCAACCATCACGCCTTTTTATCCAACTGCATCTCTCGAACGGCCTTCTCCAGTACGTTTATTCGTTTCTTTTCCTCAGCAACAGCCGAAATCTCTCTCTGTTGATCGGGGGTCAACTCTTCAAATAGAGCGACCATCTTAATCAGCTTGGGATCAACTCCACCCGATGATTCCTCGCTTTTATAAACTGGATTCTCTCCACTAAGCAGCCACTCCAACCGTAACCCGTGTCGCTTCGCAACGGTTTCACATACCTCGTATGGGATTTTATCCCTAATCTTCCAAGTGCTAAGCGTTGTCCTACTGTTGCCAATACATTCAGATAGTTGAGTGTTATTTTGCACGTTAAAAACCACCCTAAGCCTTTTTAAAATCTCTTCTGTCCGACTCATATCGTGAACTCCTCTTGCAATGTATTCGAATCGGAACTATTATTGTTCACAGTCCGCAACACATTTTAACCAATCGTTTTAAGTGTTTGTTTTCATTGTACAAGAAAGGAGAAAACCATGCCTTTGGCAACAGGTGAAGAACTATATAGAGAAGTAAAAGCCGGTTTCGTTCAACAAGGAACAACCTTTCACCAATGGTGCCGGTCAGTTAAAAAAAACCCAACCGGTGTGAAAGCCGCTGTTTTCGGCACATGGAGCGGCATCAAAGGTAAGCAGGTTTTATCCGATGTCGCCACCGCTGCCGGAGTTCTGAAATCGTGATCCCGATTTACGAACAGATCGAAAGCATCTTTTTTCCTATCGGCTTTATTCAATCCGCCATCACATCCGCCTATTTCGCTGGCTCCGTGCTGATTACATTGGCACTCGCCGGTTTCCTCTGCTGGAGATTCAATAAATGACAACCAACGTGCTGGTCGCCATGCGCCACAAACAATGCACCAACATCCAAACCCTACTGGAACAGGGCGGCTTGATCCAATCCTCCACCGTCCGCGTCCACATGCCTGATGGCTCCATCGCCATCGTCGATCCTCTGGGTGAGATCACCCACGACCTCACCTCAGCCCAACTGCGCAACCGTCCGCTAGAGACCGCGTAAGGAGAACCACCATGAAACTGATCGGATATATCAGAGTGAGCACCAAAGAACAGGCCACCGATGGCCACAGCCTGCAAACCCAGCGAGAACAGATCCAACGCTACTGTGAAGCGTTCGATCACGAGTTGGTCGGCATCATCGAAGACGCTGGCGTATCAGCCAGCAAACCGTTTGAGAAACGTGCCGGTGGCCAGAAGGTCATGGACGTTATCACCCAAGGCAACGCCGAAGGTCTGGTGGTTGCGCGCATCGACCGTGCATGGCGCGTGGCACTGGATGGCCTGCTGACCTTCGCATGGTTCAGCAAACAAGGTGTGTCGTTTCATTCGTGGAATGAGCGCGTCGATACCGGTACCCCAGAAGGCAAGTTCCAGTTGATCACCATGCTGGGCATGGCCGAGATGGAACTGGATCGAATCCGCCAACGCACCAAAGATGCCATGCAAGGCTTGAAAGATCGGGGGGCGGTTTACGGCACCATCCCTTTTGGCACTAAAGCGGTGGACGGGATGCTCTACCGCGACCCGAAAACATGGAAGGTTCGCCAAACCATCATCCGCGCCCGTAACCGCAAGAAGCCGATCCCCTATCGTAAGCTGGCTGCGCAACTCTCCAACCGTGTGGCGGCTCCCAGTGGTGGCAAAACGTGGCACGTCTCAACCCTGCAAGGGATCATCAAAAACCACACCGATGTGGCCAAGCTGCCGTTGATGGGAGAGCGTCATGTCCACTAAATTCATGCCAAGAAACGTGCGACCCGCTGGCGATCTGATCAACCTCTGCAACCGCTTTCTCGATCACATCAAGAACGTGCTTTCCGTCAACACCGTCAAGGCCTATCAGATTGATCTGGAACAGTTGGTGGGCTTCTGCCGTGGGGGTGGCATAGAGAGCATCCAACAGATCAACGCCATCATCATAGACAACTGGCTCGATGCGATGATGAAAGGCGAGGGCGTTAAACCCCGAACCGCTGCCCGAAAACTGGAAGCCGCCAAGAGTTTGCTGCGTTGGGCGTTCCAGCGCGAACTGATCAACAGCAATCCTGGCGACCGCTGCCACATCTCTTATGACGAAGCGCCCGTGATTGCCCCGCCGTCTGAGGTGATGAATCGGGTCATCGACACCATCAGCACCGAATCAACCTTAGGTAAGCGCGACAGAGCCATGCTGCTGCTGATGAAGGATGGCGCGATGCGAATCAGTGCGGTGGCATCACTCGACCTCTACAACCCCGACCAACCACCGATCCACAGCATCCACCCGAATGGCTTGATCTACTACCCATGCAAAGGCCGCACTGAAAACACCATCGTCCAACGTGGCACGTTGCAGGCGGTGCAAGCGTGGCTTGATGTCCGTCATGAACTGGTGAAGCGCAACAGCCCCACGGCGTTGTTTCTCAGCACCCGAGGTTCACGCATGGGGCGTGGAGCGATCCATTCCAGAGTCAAACACGCTGGCAAAGAGGCCGGTGTTCCAAGCCTGCACGCGCATCTGCTGCGCCATCGCCGCATCGGGGATCTGATCGAGAAGACGGGGGATTTCCGTTTGGGGCAGGCGTTAGCAGGCCACAAGAGGGCAACAACGACGATCAGTGTCTACGGCCACAGTGAGCGGATTAAGTTGCTGAAACGGATTCAGGGTGAGGGTGATGAGAACAAATAACGAGGATCAAGACCGACTGCCCGATGGCAGTTGGGACTTTGCCAAAATTGATCAACAGATGAGCCGGTACAGCTACCAGCTCAAACAGAAACTCAAGAGAGAGGGGCTATGCCAAAAAGCAAACCAAGACTCTGCAAACGCTGTGGAACGGCGCTCAAGTACCGCAAGAGAAGCTGTGATGTCTGTGGAGCCACTTACGCTACAAAACGCTTTGTTATGACCCCACGGCATATTTCAGCGGTCAAGATGCAGTCCAATCGCAAGGGCTTGATCTTCCGCAATGACGACAGCTTGTACCGCGACAAGTTGGCGATGATGGGGGTGGCATCCTGCAAAGAGCTTAACCAGAGACAGTTTAGACAGTTTATGTCTGATCTGGATCACCTGCCAAACGTAGCACGATAGGCGGCCTGCTCAGGCCGTTTTACTCAGCAAATCAAATATGTATAGAGGTTTTTATTATGACGTTACCAACTGCGCTGTGTGGGTTAAATCGCCACATTCTTGGTTTAAACGAATCCAGACAATTGAACGATAAGGGTAGGTTGATAAGTTTTTATTCAATTGGCTTTTGGATGATGGGTGCTTTTTTTTCGATGTTAGTGAGTTTTAGAGGGTTAGTTCGATTGTTGGGAAATAATGTATATTATGTTAAATATAACGTAACCCCTTTAAATACAGCGTCAAACCCACCCAATCAAACAATAAGAGCTGTTATCAGCAACAAGCCACACGCATCTGGAGAACGCTCATGAGCGCCCAAGCGATGGCATGGGCTTGGGATCAAAACCTAAAGTATCTGCCTAAATTAATCCTGTTGGCATTAGCCGAAAACTCAACATCAGAAGGGGTCTGCCAACCATCCATCGAGACTATTTCGGCTTGGTGCGGGGCATCAAGAACAGCAGTGATTCGCAACATAAACCAACTCGTAGAGGATAAATTTTTAACTAAAACAATACGACGAATTGGGACGACAAATGCCACTAATATTTACACGCTACAACTAAAGAAAGCTGCGGATAAACACAATAACAAAACGTCAATAGGGGGTAGCGGAAAAGGACTAGGGGGGGTAGCGGAAAAGGATCAGGGGGGTGGCGGAAAGGGACTAAGGGGGGGTGGCGGAGACGCACCCATTGTATTTAGTACAAGACGTAAAAAGACTACTACAGACAGTACGTCCCAAGTTCCAACCACTGATGCTTCGATTTCAAAAGGCGTAAGTAGTCGTAATTTTGAATATGTATTTCCAAAAGATCTAAGCCCGAAAGATCAGTTGGACATCGGTGAGATTCTAAAAGCAGTTAATACGGAAACGGGGCAACAAATTCTTGATGTCCTTGCGGTGAATTTCAAGGACGGCAAGGTTCGTAACGCCACTGCTCTTACCCGTGGTCTCGTTGCTCGATGTGAGAAGGGTGATTTTAATCCTGCGCCTGGTGAAGCGGTTGCCAAAGCTCGATCCAACCCTGCAAACGACATGACGGTATCCAAGGTGATCCACAGCACAACGGTTCCCGATAGGACGAACGATGAGATTTGGGCAGCTCAGGCGAAAGTCATGCGGATGACGCTCGATGAGTTCAAAGCCAAATACGTTCCCACTGCGGACTCTGGGGATGCCTCATGTCATTGATTTCACTAAACTCACAGGGAAACGGTCACGGTGAAGTTAGGCGGGTTACTAGTCCATTAACTTCCCATTGGCTTGTGGCATATCCCAACTCGTTGTGGTCGGTAGGCGGCCTAGATAATATATTAGCAAACCTGCATATAGTGAAACCGGCCGCCCTTGGCGTGGTTGGTTGGTGGTTATCTGTTTGTAATCAGTGGCTTACGGTGTGCCTCCGGCGTTCGTCTCCGGTCATAAACCCCACCCCCCCTGCAAAGCTCAGCAATAAATACACTGGTTGGTTGGTAGGTAGCGCCTCTAAAAATGGAACACCCCGCATGGGGCGAACCAACACAGCAATCACCACCGCCAAAAATAGCGCTGGAGCAAATCTGGCAGCCACCACCAAACGAACGCCACATAACCAATACCATCGCAAGGCCAAAGCATCTAAAACGCTTAGATGCGGTTTATGGGCTTCTTTCGTTAGGGGGAGCAGATGATCGCCAACAACCCCTTGCTGCCGATCCTGATGGCCGTGCCGCTGCTGGGCAACGCCCTTGCCATCGCCTTGCGAGAATTTAAAGGCGACCCAGAGGCCGACCTGCTCACCGAATGGATTGCTTACCACCGCATCTCCCGTGGTCTCAGCGGGTCAGCGCTCGCAACCTACATCCGCAAAGTGCGATTTATGAAACATTGGGCAACGAGTCAAGGCAAGCGCCTGCAAGACTTAACGCCTAAATGCGTCGATAACTACCACAAGTTCCTCTATCTTGAGAAGAACCACAGCAGTCACGCCCGCAGCCAGTCCATGAGTTCCGCGCGCAGCTTCTACGCTTGGGCAGAGCAGTTTTACAACTGGGATAACCCCACTCAATTTTTGGTTGGCCCCAAGATCCCCAAGCTGTTGCCTCGCAAATACAGCGACAAAGAACTCAAACGCCTGTTCCAAACCTTCGACCACACCGACCCCTTTGGCCTACGGGACTACACCTACCTGCTAACCATGTGGGCAACGGGAGCCAGAGCGATGGAGCTGGCCGATATGCGACTGGATCAGATCCAGCTTGAAGAGCGAGTTGGCAGCCTGCGGTTTTTTGGCAAAGGCTCCAAGGAGCGCAAGGTCGGCTTTGAAGGCGCTGTGGTCACCAACCTAAAAAAATGGTTGGCGGTCAAAGAGGCGTTGAGTTGGGGAAAAAATGAGTGGCTTTTCCCCAGTATGCAAGGCACCCCGCTGCGCCACTGGACAGCAGCCAAGCGTCTGGAGATCCACGCCAAGAAGGCGAACATCAAGAAATGGAAGCTGCACTGGATGCGCAGCACCTTCGCCACCAACCTCTACGACCTCGGCGAAGACATCAACACCATCAAGCTGATCATGGGGCATGAAGACCTGCGCACCACCGAGCGTTACATCGCCATTTCAGAGCGCCGACTCAGGACGCGAATGCCCACATCCCGCATCAAAGAGATCATCGGCCAAGCGGACGAAGAAACCCCGCTCTGGGTGAGACAAAAACTGGGAGTTTTGTAGGTATGAAAGACGATATTCAACAAAAACAGCAGCTTATTGACTGCTTTCACAGCGACTTTTCACCCATTGTGGAGCTGGTAAAGCGCATCGGTGTGGCCAATGCGGAGGCCGTGTTCGATATTTTCGGCGGCAGCAAGCCGCATCTGCCGACCAGCAGTGCGTTTTGGTCGCGCATGGAGCGTGAAATCCGCCACGAAGAGATCCGAGCGCAGGCTGGCAAGGTCACGGTTCGCCAATTGGGGCGTGAATACGGCCTCTCCCTCAAGCAGGTTTACTGCATCTTGAAAAAAAATTACCCCAATCGGACGACGATTTCGGTTCCAATTGAGAAGATAACCCCATGACGCGCAAAAAGACCAAGAGAAAACTATCCGAGGCGGAGCTGCAACAGCGCCGCAACGCAGCCAAGAAGTCCACCGGCCCCAAAACGCTGGAAGGCAAAGCGCGGTCATCGCGCAACAATTGGAAGCACGGCCTGTACAGCAAAGCCCACAACATGATCAAAGAAAACTGGTCGGTGGGTGCGTTTGGCAAGTCGTGCAAGACCACCTGTCAGTATCACCCAGAAAACCCCGCCAGCGCCGTCAGTGGTGCCTGTCATCTGGTCATGGAGGGTGTGACCAGCGCAGGCGGTGACTGCCTCGACAAAACCGTTTACCTCACCGCCTTTGATGGCCTGCTGAAAACCATGCAGACAGGCCGTGCTGAGAACATGCACGAGATCTTGGCCGCCGAAGCTGCGGGGGTTTTTGAGTTATTGCACCAACTGCGCAGCTCCATTGCTGCCGATGGCCCCGTGATTCAGCAGCCGATCATCAACAAAGAGGGTGATGTGGTCGGGCACAAACCGATCATCAACCCCGTCATCGTGCCGTACACCAAAATGTTCAGTGAGCTGGGGCTGAATCTGAATGAAATGCTCTCCACTCCCAAGGCCATTGTCGGCACTGAGCAGCAGGAGGACGCGCAGCAGGCGATGGCCACCATGTTGGGTGGCGCATTGGCGCGGGTGGGTAAGCGCAAAGGCATCATCATCGAGGGCAATTCGTGACCAGCGTGGCACAGCGCGCGATGGGACACGCTGGCGAAGTGGGCGCGTACCAGATCGAAGGCTTCGAGGCGTGGCTGGAAGAGCAGCAGATGGCGTGGCAACCGCTGTCTCGTGGTGAGTACGGCATCACGCTGGAGCAAGCGCAGATGGCCTACATCAGCCAAGACCCGCTGCTCTGGTGTCAAGCGTTTCTCAACGAGCCAGACAACGACGAGCCGTACACCTTTTGGGACTACCAGAAACCCAGCGTCGAGAGTTGGCAGCAGGACGTGATCCACCAAGACGGTGCCGAAGTGGGCAAGACCCGTGAGATCACCGCGCTTATTTTATGGGGCCAGATCACCGCCTTTGGTGGCTCGATTTTGCGCCCCTCCATTCTCGTTGCCGCCCCTCAACAGACCCATCTCGATGAGATCATCATGGACATGGAAGGCCATCTTGGCATCACCGAAGACGGTGGCCAGCACAAGCCGTTCATCCACCACTTTTGGCTCAAGCCCAAGCGCACCCCGCACTACATGGCGCGCTTCATGACCCCCAACCCCGAGAACCCCAACCGTCCCAGAGTGGGGCGGGTCTACTTTCGCCCCGCAGGCCACGATGGTGAGGCGTTCCGTGGGGTACACGTCAACGCACTGGGGTTGTTTGACGAAGCCGCCAAGATCAAAAACAAAACCATCTGGTCGGAATTTTTCCGCTCCCTAAAACCCGGCTGCAAACACCGCATTTATTCCGTTCCAGACGGCGACAACGCCAGCGAGTTCTACCGGATGTGCCAAAAAGCCATCCCCAATCTGCCTACCGATCAGCCCGGCCAACGCTTGTTCCATTGGGCGAAGACCCTTATGCCCGAACCCTTCTGGAGCGACGACCGCAAGCAGCACTTTGTCCGCCTCTTTGGTGGCGAAGACAGCCCAGGTTATCAACGCAACGTGCTGGGTCTCAATGGCCAGCAAGAGAACCCCGTATGGCCTTGGTCAACGCTGGAACCCAACTTCCAAGACATTCCAGAATACCGCTGCATCAAACTGCTGTTTGACAAAGCCCAGCACCAGATTCACCTACTTGCCAGCAAGATCAACCTCATCAGCACCGAAGGCAAGCGAGTCGGTGAGGAAGCGTTTCTGGACGACCGCTACGACAGTCAGGACATTCACCTCTCCAGCAACGGCGATCAGCAACGGCGGCGACTCTACCGCCTGCTGCGCGAGTTCATCACCCCGCCACCCAGTGGCCTGTATTGGTTCGGCGGTGATTTGGGTTACGCCAAAGACCCGACCGAGCTGTTTGTCTTTCACGAGTTGGGCAGTGAGCTGCGCTTGGTGGTGCGTCTGCACCTCAAGGGGATGGACTACGACCAACAGGCCGATCTGATCTTCTGCCTTGATCGGCTGTTTGGCTTCAGTGGCGCGTGGGGTTTGGATTTTGGCAGCGCCGGAACGATGGTGGTGCAGTTGCTCCAGAACCGCGAAGAGTATCAGGAGGGCGATTATGAAAACCGTCTCACCGGCTTCCTGTTTGCCCAAGCGATGGAGGCGACAGACGAAGAGGGCAATGTGGTTGAGGAAGAGGATCGAAAGACCGGCGACCGCAAGGCGTTGCGCTTGCCAGCCAAGCAGTTGGCCACCGATTTGATGGGGCGCAGGTTCCAGCGCAGCGGCTATGCCCTGCCGATGGACAACGATCTGGTGCAGCACTTGACCAACCACACCGCCCGAGAGGGGGCGCGCCACCTGATCTACGACAAGAGCGACGATCACACCATTGATGCGATGCGTGTGGCCATTTTACGCAAGGTTTTTAACGAAGATGCGGCGGTGGATCTCTTCTCTGCGTCTGTTTTTTCGAGGTAATTGAGTTATGGAACTGCTGTTTTGGCAAGGGTTATCGGTGTTTTTTTATCTGTTTGGGCTGGTTGTAACCAATCGCTATCTTTATTTCGTGGCGTTTAAGAACAGACACGATGTTAGCCCTCAGATTGTGGTGTTTATGGCGCTGATCTGGCCCTTAACGTGGTCGATTATTGCCTACCAAACAATTCAATTAGTGAAGAAAAGCAGGGAGGTGCGTCATGCCAAATTCTTCGCCTGATGAGATTCCCTTGCTGCTTCAGATGGTGGCTGCTCTGTGGATTTCGCTCTGGTCTGGGGTGGCGTTTTGGCTGGCCTATTCGCAGCACGATGTTTGGATGGTGTTGTTGAGCGGGGTCTTTTTTGAGGGTGCTTTGATCTGGTTGATGTTGGTTTGCTGCCGGATGTATGCGCGGATGCGGAGGGCGTATGAGCCAGAGTTATAAGGTTTTTCACCAGCTCTGTTTGATCTTGCGTAACGATCATCAGTTGCAGGACATGGTGCTCTCCAGTGAGACCACGCTGGAGGAGTTGGTGTTGGATTGGATGGATCTGATGGAGTTGGCCATGCACTTGGAGGAGGAGCTGGATATTACGCCGATCTCTGAGGCGGCTCTGGATGCGGTCTGTTGTTTGGGTGATTTGGTGGAGCTGGCCTGCGATGGCTTGGCGGTTTAATTAACGATTGAGGTGTTTGTGATGGTTTATTTAGTGTTGTTGTCGGTGGGTGTGGCTCTGTTTATGGCCTTTCTTTGGGTGTTCTATTTGGCGGTGATGAATCTCAAGCGCAATGAGGCGCAGTTAACGCCGGTTGCCAAGGCGTTTGGTTATCCGATTCTCTGGCTGGGGTTGGTGTTGGACTTTCTGTTCAATGTGATTGTGGGGACGGTGGTGTTTGTGGAGCTGCCAAAGGAGTGGTTGTTGACCGGCAGGCTGCAACGGCACTTGCGGGACGGCAAGGAGGATTGGCGTGACGGTGTGGCGCGGTGGTTTTGCCATAACTTCTTGAATCCGTTTGATCCTTCTGGCAAACACTGCTGACGGGTGGGGTTAAATCACAGGTTTCTGGAAACGGGATATCCCGTTTCGGGAATTGAGTTTTAAACAGGGGATTTCCCCCCTTTAGAAAAGACCAAGGAAATTAATCCAATGAACCCCTTGACGAACAACAATCAGCTCCACTACACTAATCCCACTTCGGCAAATTCCGAAGTCGGGACTACCACTCTCGGAAACTTTTGGCACGCAGGTGCTCAACAATGTTCGCGCCTTTTTTTGTGCGTGAAGATTAATCTCACATTATGGTGGGCTGCGTGGGGCGGACTCGCTTTCGAGCGAAGATGGTCGGTTTCCTTTAGTACCGATAGTGGTATCCCCGCACAGTCCGCCACCAATTTATTACCACTAATTGTGGCGGCCTCAAATCAAACTAGAGGTTACGCACATGTCTAAAAAACCAACCCTAGATCCGTCTGCCGTTCAGGCTTTGCTGGTCAAACTCACCGAAAACAACACCTTTATCGCCAACAGTCTTGCTGTTGTTGTCAGCGCCGATCACGGCGAACTCCCATCCCGCATTGGCGAAGGCTTCAGCAACGACCTTGCCCAACTGGCGCTTGATCGAGCGGACACTCAATACGAGATTATTGATCAGCTTGGCGATTTGGTTGTTTCAGCTTTTGAGGGGGCGTTATGAGCACTGCAATGATCCCCAGCATCGTCAGCATGGACAGCCGTGAGTTGGCTAAATTCTCTGGCAAGCGTCACCACAATGTTTTGCGTGACATCGAGAAGATGATTAAAGCGCTGCCCGAACTAATTGAAATAGAGACCAACTCAAATGTGAGTTCGTCTCCGATTGTTGAATCCATCTACATTGGGAATAACAACGAGCCGCGCAAAACGTACATTCTCGACAAGCACGCCGTCATTACCTTGGTTACAGGTTGGTCGGCTCCCTTGCGTTACCGGATCTCTAAGCGCCTTGAAGAGTTGGAGTTGAGTCACAACAGCCGTCAACCGGCGTCTCCCGTCTCCGACATGCCGATCATCAGCCCCGCGATGGCCGTTGACATGCAGTTTGCCAGCATGGCCAGCGCCATTTTGCGCCTGAGCGACACCAGTAAGCTGCGGATGTTGACCACCGTGGCCGAAAATCACGGCGCAAGCACCAACCTGCTGCCCAGCTACACCGATGAAAAACTCACCCGCGCACTGGGCGACCTGCTCAAAGATCACGGCTCCCAACTCAGCGCCCGTGCCGCCAATCCGATCCTCATGGCACTGGGGTATCTGGAAGAACGCGAACGCCGAGGCGCGCATAGCAGCACCAAACGCTTTAAATCCATCACCGAAGCCGGATTGACGTTTGGTAAAAACGAAACAAGCCCCCAAAATCCCAATCAAACCCAACCGCGTTACTACGTCGAACGCTTTCCCGCCTTGCTGGATCAGATCAACGCTTGGTTTTCAGAAGGAGCAAGAGCATGAAAGGGCTGACCCTGATTCACAGCGAACCCAACGTGATCAAAGTCCCTTTCGAGGGGCGGGAACACTACCTGACCGTGGCCGCCGACACCGTCTACGTTGCCGCAGCGCCGTTGTCCGATGAAATCAACATGTCCGTGGATTGGTTGCAGGCCGCATTTGGCTCTGAATCCAGCATGACGCTGGAGATTTCGGGCAGCGAAGCCATCCCCCACAGCTGGGTGATGCTGGCCGCCCTGCAACACCATCTGATCAACGCCGAACACAACGAAGTTCACCTTGGCGACAGCCTCACCGATGAAGAAAAACGCCTCTGGGAACCGCTTCTCAGTCACTACAACCGCGCAGCGCACTATTTTTTCACAGACCCAACGACAGAAGAGCCGATTGAGATCCCCTTTGAACCCAAGGTTATGCCAATCGAACAAGAGACCGCGCCCACCTTGGCGAACCTGAGCGCCGACCACGCCGTTCAAGAGGTCGGTCTTGAGATTGACCCCATCACCGAAGCCATCGAAACACTGCAAGACCTGCTGATGAACGGCATGAGCCTGACGGTTGATGCCGAAGCCGTGACGCTGGAGATCGGCAAAGAGCGGTTTGAGATGTTCAAATCCGAGCAGACGGAAGCGTTTATGCAGTCGGCCAGTTGGCTGGCGACCTGCCGTATGGAGAACTCAGTATGAAAATTGCAAAAGAGCAGATCAAAACCCTCTCCTTTGTCGATGGCATCACCGATCTGCACGACCCTCTGCTGACCCGATTCAATGGCGCAGACCACTACTGGGTTATGAACCACTGGATTTCAAAAGCCGAAGCCGCCAAAAAAGCGGGTATATCAGAAACCGCCATGCGCACCCGAGTGGCGTGTGGGCTGCGTGGCTATCAGTTGATTGCTGGCTCCAATGATCCGCTCTACACCGATCCTCAGCCGGTAATGACTGAGCTATTTCCACAACTGCAAGGCTGGGGCTTTAGATGAACTTAAACCCGATGAACTGGCTAACCAAAGCCGCGCCGAGTACCGGCGTATTGAACAACCACGCGCCACCGCAAGGCGAGTGGACAGAGACATTTGATAACTGGGTGGCCAGAGAGGTCAATCCAAACCTCTACGAATCCCTGCGCGAAGCGGTGCCGGTGATTGATGCCGCCATCAATCGGCTGACGACACTGGATGGCGTGATGCAGATCGAAGTGGAGCGCGATGCCATGCGCGCCGAGCTGGAAGATTGGATGGAGACCGTGCAAGTGGGCGACATGCAGCAGGGCTTCCAAGCCTTTTACGCCGGATGCAGCAACGAGCTGTACGAACAAGGTCATGCTCTGGGGGAGTTTATCTACAGCGCAGGCCGTAAGGACGTGGTGCGGCTCAATGTCGCCGACAGCAAAGGCACGCTCTTCAAACGCAAAGACGGCAAGCTGGAGGTCTGGTACCGCAACCCCCGCAAGCTGTTCAAGAGCGCCAACGGCAGCAGTAGTGACAACATTGACGCGGTGCTGAACAACCGCTACCAAGCCAGCGTGACCAGCTCCACCCTCATCGAGCGAGGTTACCGCAAGCTGGATCGAGCGCGGATGATCTACGCCGTGCATCACCCAGAGGGTGACAGCCCCTACGGCACGAGCCTGATTCGTTCGCTGGAGTTTGTCAGCAAGATTTTACTCACCATCGACAACAGCCTGCTGCTGGTCTGGCAGCGGTTCGGTGATCCATCGTTCAATATGACCTACAAATCCAGCCGCAACCTCACCGATGCGCAACTCAAAGCCCGTCAAAACGACCTTCACACCAACCTAAGCCGTGCGCTGGCGATCAAAAAGAAGGGCGGCAGCGCCGACTTTGTTAACGCCCTCTCCAAGGGTGATGACCTGATCTTGTCGATCATCGGTGAAAGCGGTCAGATGATGGATGTGGAGACTCCGGCCAAACACGTCATGGAGCAGATTGTCGCCAAAACCGGCTTGGCACCGTGGATCTTAGGTTACGTCTGGGGGACTGCGGAACGCTTGGCGGACATGCAGAGCAAGTTGATGCTGCAAGAGAGCCGCACCCGTTTTGCCATGCGTAAGTCGGGGCTGGTGAAGCCCATCGAAGCGATGCTGCGCGCCCGTGGCAAGACGTGGAGCCGTGGAGATTGGAATCTGGTGCAATCCCTGCCGAACATGCAGGACATGATGGCCACCGCCCAAGCCAAGTTCCTTGAAGCACAGACCGAGTTGATGTTGGGCAACGCCAACAGCACCCCGCCCACCGAGATCAACAGCCAAAAGCAGCGCCGCAGACAGGCCAAAGCCGCAGCCCCAGCACCCCGAACCAAGGCCGAAGGTGAGGCTGTGGCCGAGCAGAGCGCCAGCATGGCCGAACGTGATCAGCAGACCATTGACGCGCTGCAAAGCCGCTGGCAAGCGGATTACAGCAAGATGATGAAGTTGATCGGTTTGGGTGGTGTGGCCAAAGCCGAGGGCGATCTGTTCGTTTACAACAACCAATGGTTGCCCGAGCTGAAAGCTTTGGAATCAGCCCTGATTTCCGAGCTGGGAGCCGAAGGTGGCGCACTGGCAGCGCCTCTTCATGAGGCATGGATAGAGGGTGCTACCGGTGCCGCAGCCGAGTTGAGCCGTGAGGCCATTATGGGCGCGGTCTCCGAGGCCGCAGTGGTGGCCATGAACGCCGCCGCACTGGATCACGTCAAAGACGTGGTGGTACGCAGCCTTTCGGACGACATCCTGCCGGTGATGGCCAGCGGCATCTATGACGGACTGAATCCAACCGTGGTGGCGCGCCAACTCAAAGGCCGTTTTGATGCGCACGATTACGATTGGCAGCGCATGGTGCAGTCCGAGATGACCGCAGCCAGCGCCACCGGCAAGCTGGATCAGTACGCCGCTCAAGAGGTGGGCGAATACGAGTACATCAACGCAGGGGACGGCGATGTGAGCACCATCTGCATCGACTTGGCCAACGCCAGCCCCTACACGGTCGGAGAAGGGCCGTTACCCGTTCGAGATTCACACCCAGGCTGCCGCTGTTCCGTGCGCGCAGTGGCTCCATAACCGATTTTAAGAGAGAACCGTCATGTCAAGAGGCATCAACAAAGTGATTTTAGTGGGCAACTTGGGAGCCGATCCCGATGTGCGCCACACCAACAACGGCAGCACGGTCTGCAACCTGCGCTTAGCCACCACGCGCAGTTGGAAAGACAAGCAGACCGGTCAAACGGTGGAGGAAACCGAGTGGTCTATCGTGGTGATCTTCGGCAGGCTGGCGGAAATCGCCGCGCAGTACCTAAAAAAAGGCGCACAGATCTACATTGAAGGCCGCCTGCGAACCCGCAAATGGCAGGATCAGTCGGGCAATGACCGCTACACCACCGAAGTGGTGGCCAATGACATGCAGATGTTGGGCGGCAAACCTGCCGAAGCCAGTGGCAGTGATTACGCCGCAGCTCGACAAAAGGGAGGTTCGCCTCCAGCCCCACAAAATCACCCGCAAAACAGCGACATTGATGAAGAGGATATCCCGTTTTAAACAAAGTTACCTGAATCGGACGACGATTCCGTTTTGACTCGCTACAGTCGGGCGTAACAGTTCACACGCTGTTTATCCGATATTCGGCACGGCTCCTTCCTAATCACCGTGCTGTCTTTTTAGGAGTTGAGATGGAACAACAGAATTTAAACGATCTGCTCGACGGCAAAGTTGAGCTGGTCTGTAAAAACATCCGAGACGCGGCGTTAACCGGCGATGAATTGGTCGCGGTTTACGAGGCGGAATCCGATGGCAAAGACCGCACAGGCGTGATTGAGGTGCTCGAATCTCTGATTCAAGCCAACATCACTGCGGATCGAAATACCCCATCTGCTGAAAAACCCGCCCCCACCGATGTTGATTGGCAACACCCAGATTATGAGGGCGCAATGGATGCCGTGCAGGCGATGTGGCGCAACAAACATCTGAAGAACAAGTAAATGGCGAAACTCTCTCATAAGCAGTTTCGTTTCAAGGCGTTGGGTGACTCCGTTGCCAATGATGCCGATCTGGCGCTGATCAACACCTACGCCCTTATCGACCTAACCGCAGAGAACATCTACGTCCGCAGCATGTATCTGGCGCACAGCGCCATTGACCGTGACAAAGATTCGATCAGCAAAGAGCTGATCAAAGATCTTGTCGCAACGCTGCCGGGCAAAGGCTTTTTTGTCAAACACCCCTCTGGGTGGGATGGCGACAGCGGCCCGGGCGAAGGGCTGTTTTACAAAGCCGCCTTGGTTGAGATGTCACAAGCCGAGGCGCGGGTGGCGTTGGGTGATGAGTCGCTGCAATGGATCAGCGAAGATGAGTCAGCCTATCTGTTGGAAGCGAGCTTCTATTTGGTGCGCACTGAAGGCAATCAAGACCTCATCAAGAAGATCGACGGCGGGGTTGCCCGCTACGTCTCTCTGGGATTTAGAGCAGATAATTACAACGCAATTTACGACGACAACCACAAGGTTATCGCGTGGCAACTGCTGTCCCCCGGGGTGGCATACGAAGGGTCACTGGTGTGGCTCGGCGCTCAACCGGGCGCACAAATCAAAAGTTTAGAGGGTGAAGATATGGATCTGAAACAGAAGGTCGCCGAACTGGAGGCGCGCTTGGAATCAACCCAAGCGAGCACCAATGAATACACTAATTTAAAAGCCGTGTTGGGCGGTCGTGTCGATGACCCCGCGCAGTTGCTGGCTGATGTTGAGGCCGGTGAGGCGTTTCGCAAATCACTGATTGATGATCTGATCAAAGAGGATCGGCTCAGTGGTGCGCTGGGGGACGATGAAGCCAGTGTTGAGCAGTTCAAATCGTTCTACAGCGGCCAACCGCTGGCCATGCTCAAAAGCCAACTGGCAGCCAAGCAAAAATCCGCATCGCCAAACAATGACGGCGCTGATTATTCTGGCGTTCTGGGTGGCGGTGAGCCAAACCAGCAGCAGCCCGCTAAAACCAAGGGTCTGCGCGACGCGACCATCACCCAAAAAGCCCTCAGCTAAGGAGTAACGCGACATGCCAACAGCACGTTTAGATTCTGGTTTCGATGATCTCGACACCCTCATGCACACCCCAACGATTGACACTCCTGTGGAGACCGTGGTGGTGATCAATGGCCGCGTCTGTGTGGCGTACGGAACCGTTAAGGCCAACACCGCTGGCCGCTTCATTTTTCAGGCTCCCGAATTCCAAGTGCCGATTGCGGCGGTGACGGTGGTGGAAGGCGATGGGATGTTTTGGGATGCAGGTGCGAATCTGTTCACCAACGTGGCCACCGGCAACATCAAGTGCGGCTATTTCTTGGAGCCAGCTACCGCCACTGATGGCGTGGCAGCGGCAAAACTCGACAACCTGTTGAACGTCTAGCGTTCACGTTACTGATTACAGAGAGACGATATGAAAAATTTAAGCAGTCACGTTAAAGCGCAAGGCACCCCCAACGGCATCCCAACAGGGATTGATTGGGCAGCAGTCGATTACAAATCCTGTGACGGTTTGGGTGAGGCAATCAGCGGATATTTTAAAGAGATCCGAGCCAAAGCCACTCGCCCTGGTCATTTAACCCTGCCAGTGGCAGAGCAGATTGACGCACGGGTTTACGGACCCGCTCAGGATAACGACATTCTCAGCCTGTTCCGTTACGTTGATAAGCGCGGCAGTAAGAACTCCGTTTACAAGTTTGCCCACTCCTCTGCGGGGATGGTGTTTGAGCAGAAAAAACCCGGTCAAGCGGCCAAGATCCGCAGCGTCAGTGAAGGCACCCCGGGGTCTGTTGAAAGCGTGACGTGGGATGGCGGCTTGGGCATTGATGATGAAGTGGTTCGATTTGATGACTATGGAACATTTGAGCAGAACGTTCAGGCCGTCCCCGCCATCAGTGACGATCATGATGCGACGATGGCCTCAGCCCTGTTTGGCGCATTGGGCGCGGGGGTCAATGAGACATGGGTAACCGACCTGATCACCACAATCAACAACGGCTGCGCTCAGATCATGGAGACCGTGGGGGATCAATACGGTCTCAGTGATAACGCCGAATTTGGTTTGCTCTACAACCATCGTCAAGCGGCCTTGGTGCGCCAAGCGTTGGTGAGCAATTTGACGCTGGCCAACAGCAACAACTCAAAAAGCCAGTTGGAGTTTAATATCCTGCCGGTTAAAACCCGCAAGATTGCCAACGGTGCGCTCTACCTGATGATTCCGGGATACGATCTGGTTGAGGTTGAGTGGGATTCGTTGTTCTCCGAAATGGGGCGCAACGTCCGCCAAGGTGCCGATGAGATGGTGTGGAAGAAACGCCGCAATGCCGCCATCGGCAATGTCAATCAAATCCGCCGCATCACTCCTCAGTAATCGGTAACGACTGATGGCCAAAATCACACCACAAGAGCTGGTTGATCTGGGGTTTTCCGCCAAACAATTTGGCGACCCAGGCGATTGGTCTGCGGTGGACGGCTATCTTGAGCGGGTTATTGTCGATCAGTCGGAGTACACCGCCATTGTCGTCGGCGATGACCTCTATGCCAGTGGCGATAAAGCCACCCATCACCGCATCAAACAAGCCGAACGGGCGCTGTGTGCGTCTGAGCTGTGGGGGCGATTGGTGCAACACGCCAAAGCCAACCACGCCATTGCTCGATCTGGCGTGTCTCAGCCCAGTGGCGCAACCTCCAACCAACAGAAGGCCGCTCACTGGCGTTCGGTTGCATGGGGCTATTTTCGTGAGTTGGGGTTTGATGAGCACGCGGG